ATTGGATTTCATATATTTAAAAGCCCATTTGTAATTACTTCCTGCTTCAAAAGAACTTCCACCATCATTTGAAAATTGAGTTGTAAATGCTTTATTATCATCAGTTGTATGAGCATTTATTAATTCGAGCATATGTACTTCATAGTTAGCACCTGCAATATTAGTAAAATCAACTGTACTAACACTTGATACTGTTTGGCTAAGTATAAGTTCTAAGCTACCACCCCAACTACCCTCTTTAGTTAGTTGTAATATTTCATTAGGTGTGTATAAACCTATATTCTTTTTTACATCATTTGGTTGCGTACCTAAGTAAGCCATAAAAAACTCCTTTAGGTTTGTCTAAGAAATGATACATTATATTCTGCACTAGAAGCTGAAGAACATAATCCTTGTAACTTGTCCCCAGTTTCTAATGTTATCTTGTTATCTAATACAATGGTTGTGCCAAATGGTAAAGATACATCATTTAAAATGTGTCTTAAAGTTCCACCAGATTTTGTAACACTCAAATCTACTGTTACATCAGCACTTGAACCACTTACATTAGCAAGAGTAATACCTATAACAGTTTCAGTAGTAGAAGAAGGAACTGCATCAACAATATCGCCTGCTGATGTACCTAAAACTCCTTGTACTGAATGTAAAGTATCTGCCATAATTTATTCCTTCCTTAGCTTAAAGCTAATACTAATCCTAATGATACTCCAGCTGAAGCATTTAATTGACCACTAGATGCAGTCAAGTTAGTACCCGCCATTGCTGTTGCTAAATCTGCAATGCTTTCTTTTTTAGGGTTGTTGCTATCATCTGCATCAATAATAACAAAACTATCATTAGCAACATTAACCGCACCAGCACTTAACCCATTAGGTGTAAATGTTAGAGTGGAACTAAATGCACCAGAAGTAGCAGTTGCTCCACCAGATAATCCAGAAGCACCAGCTGTTGTTATTGTAACTCCAGTAATATCTCCATCTCCAATAAAAGCTACCCAAGCTGAACCATTATAAAATTGTAATTCTGAAGAACCAGAACCATCTGACCCAGCACTGTTATCTTTTAAGAAGCAGAACATACCTTCTGCATCTGATGTGCCTAATGCTGTATCTCTAGCACTTGCATTATTATAAACTTGTATAACTTGGTCTTGAACGAATGTCTGGAACTCGGTAGCACTTATTAAATCTCCAGTGCTATAACTTTTCCAACCTGCTCCTGCCATATTTAAATCTCCTTAATATCTCTTTTATCTTAGCATTAACTATATGCAAATCTAGTTCCAACTCCAAGAAGTGCTTGACCCAATACCCAAGAAGATGTACTTGCTGGGCTAAGTGTCAAAGTCCAATTCCATGTTTGTGATGAAGCATTTACAGAATGTTTAATAGATTCTATAAATAATTCATCTGAGAAGGTACTTCCATCTGTATTAACTATATTAACAGTAATTCTATCGCCAATCTCTCTTCCTAGAGCTTGAGTCCAGATACTTGTATTTTGTCTTGGATTAATTTGCAAAGAGTCAATTCTAATAATTGGAATAGCAGTTTCAGATAACTTCTGTTGAATAATACTTAAAACATCTGCATCACTTGTGTTGATTGTTGATTCACTAGAGTTGAGAGCTGTAAATCTAAGTATGGAATCCGCATCAGCTATAAACTGAGTAGAACCACCGCTTCTAGTCCATGAATAGTTATTGATAACTTCATTGTCATCAAAAGATACTTGAACATCTGTAAATGGTAAATTAGACCCACTGTTACTAAATGTTGCTTGAGAAGTTGTTGCTAGAGCATTAGTAAATTTATAAGCTCTATTCCTAAAGGTTGCTTTACCATCTGCACTTATAAAGAACTGTCCATTCTCAGCTGTCTCACATGCTTTAAGTCCAGCAAGAACATTAGTTGTAAGTGCTTGTTGTTGAACATTCTTTGTGCCAGTTCCAATAGTCCTAAGAGCAGAAGGGAATCCAATTGCATTTAAGATTCTTGAAACTCTTACAGAACTTAATTCTGCTGAATCTCCATAACCAAGTCTTGTTGTTTGACCAAGTTCAGTAAATCCAGTTCTTCCAACTCTCCAACCTACTGATTGTAATGTCTGACTTTGAAATAATCTAAATGCATCAATAGCAGTAAATGTAACAATAGAGTCTGCACCTTCTGCTAAGAACTTAACTGGTACTACATCTAAGAATCCACGAAAAATAACATGAGTACTTGAATCATAAATTGCGGATACTTTAACTTGTTTTAATGGTGTTATCTTGGTTCGATTGTTAGTAGAGTCATAAAAGTGAGTTGTCTGACTTGGATTAAATCTATTGTCTTGATTAGATACTGAAAATGATAATGTACCAGCTCTAAAGTCTCCTAGTTCGTGAGACCTACCACGACTAATATCAAAGTATCTTACATAGGAACTTATATCTGTAAATGATTGACTTGATGCAAAAGGTTCTGAATCAAAAGCAACTTCTACTTTAATATCAACATTAGAGTCGAAACTTGCTGGCATTAGAAAACTACCCTTTGTCCATTCCTCTTAGCTCTGTTCAAAGCATCAATAATATCTAATGCTTGTGCATTAGCATCTTTACCTTCAACATTTATATTCTGATGAATAACAACTGCATTATTTCTAGCCAGTGCTTCCATACCAGCACCAGCTCTACTAGAAGGAGCAGTAGGGCTTACAATATCCGCATCTACTTCTGAACCATCAGTTCCAGTCTTAACAGATTCGCTTCCACCACCAGTAGAAGTTATAGCAATATCTTTGCCACTCTTAATAGCATTAGCCATATTGATTAAATCTTGTAGCTTCATGCCAGTAGATTCAACAAGATGAGCCATAGCATCTTCAAAAGAACCTAGAGCATTAAGATTTGTCAATGCATCATCTAATTCTTTTTTAGCCATTGCTATCTCTAGTAAGTTCTCTGGAGTCTTAGCAGTAACTTCATTTAATTCTTTTTGAGCTTCAATTAACTTGTCTTGTGCTTTAGTAAGTTTATCCATAGCTCTTTCTTCATCTTCTAAAGCTCTTTGTAGTTCTCTTTGTGCAGATTCTTGTTCAATAGTTGCACCAGTTGATTTTTCTATAAGCTCAGTAAGTTTTTCTTTTGCAACTGCAAGTTGTAATTCTTCAACAGTATTTCTCTCTTCTATTTCTGTAAGTTTTCTTATTGCTTCTTCTTGTTGAGCAATAGCAAGTTTTTCTTCTAAGGTAACTTTTACTGCTTCATCTTTAGCTTCTTTAAGTTTTTGTTCTGCCAAAGATACTTTATTAGATGCTTGCTCTAAATTCTTTTGAGCTTCAGTTACATTTTTAGATGCTTCATCTCTGTCTTCTTCTGCATCTTTAACTCTCTCTTGAATATCTTTTAACTTATTTTGAGCTGATATAACTGCATCAAGAGAAGGAAGCATATTCTTTTTAATGTTCTCAGCATATTCTGCACTAGCTTCTGTTGCTTCCTTAGCTGATTCAGCATCTTCTCTATTAGCTTGAGCTTTAGCAATAGCTAAGTCAGTAACTTCCATGTAACTTGGAGCAGAATTTCTGTTAGCTCTTTCCATTCCTCTTTGAGCATCTATTGCTTTTTCTGTTGCTGTCCTAGTATCTATTGTTTGTGTTCTAGCTTCAAACATTGCCTGCGAATATGCATTGTAAGTATGAGTATTTTCTTTTATAGCTACACCAGAAATAACTATTGCTTTAGTAGATTCCTCTACAACATCTTTTTGTTCTTTTTGTTCTTTAATAAAATCAGAAGTACTTTGAATAACCTTTGTTATAAATCCAACAATAGAAGATAATGCTGGAGCAATAGTTGAGCCAAGTAAGATACCAAGCTCTGAAAAAGCATTACTCATTAATTCTATTTGAGCTTTTAATGAGCCCATCTGTTTATCTGCCACATCAGCAGTAGTACCACCAGAATCATGCAATGCTTGTTCATAAGCTCTAATCTCATCTCCAGCTCCAGATAATATCTTGACTGCATCTGCAACACCACGATTAAGTCCTAACTGGTCTAATGTAGATGCTTTTAATTCATCAGACATTGGGGCAAGAACTCCATCAAGTTCTTCTATTAAGTCTGCAACATTCTTTAAGTTTCCATCAGCATCAAACATCTGGAGATTCAACTTAGCGAACTCTTCTGCATTTTTAGCTGTTGCTCTTGGTATATCTCTTAAGAGCTGGTTAAGTTTTTCTCCAGCTTCAGCTCCTTTAACACCTCTATCTGCAAAAGCTGATAAGACTGCAACACCTTCTTCAATACCTTTATTCGCAACTTTCAAAGCAGAACCAGCTTTGTTTGTAAGTGCTTCAGAGAATTGTTGTACAGATGCGTTAGCTAATGTGTTTGCTTTTACAAGTACATCAGTAACTCTTGTTAAGTTGTCTAAGTTTTGTTGTGCATCATCAACAGTCATTCCTAATGCAGACTGAGCATCAGTTGCTAAGTCAGTAGCAGTAGCCATATCAAACATACCAGCTTGAGCGAACTTAGCTACTTGTGGTAGAGCTGATATAGACTGCTCTGCATTCAAACCAGCAGATGCTAAGAAGAAGAATGCTTCTGCGGATTGTTCTGCACCGATTCTTGTAGTTCTTGATACAGCAAGTGCTTGCTCTTCCATTGCTTTTTGTTGGTCAATGGTTGTATCCATAATTGCAAGAGACTGAGTCATCTTGTCGTTGAATGCTATAAATTCTTGAGTTGCCTTAGTCATTCCTTTGACTAGAGCTACACCTATTGCAATGCCAGCTACTTTACCAGCAGTTGCAAGTTTGCCCATCATCTTGCCAGACTTGTCAGCAGAGCCACCAAGTTTGTTTAATTGATTTTTAGCTAAGTCTGCACCCTTAGTTACTATCTGAATTGCTATGTCTGCTATTGCCATTATCTTTGTCTGTTCTTCTTGGCTTCAGCTTCTGCTAAAGCTCTTGCTTTATTAACTTCTCCTGTTTCCCATTTATAAAATGCAATCCATTGATTGTATTCCATTGAGCTCATTGTAGTCATAAGCTCGCCAACAGTCATGCCAAGTTCTCTAGCTAGTTTAAATCTAAATGTTAAGTCGTAATCAGTCTCAAAACTGCTCTGCTTCCGCAGAACCTCCAACACCATTTACTTCATTTATCTTTAAGAATATCCTATCGATTACTTTTGAGTCCTTCTCATAAAGTTGGTCAATAAGTTCATCATCTAATTCTGGTTCTATTACACATACCTTAAGCAGTTCTCTTTGGTAATCAAAAGCATCAGCATCATCTTGATTAAGTAATTTACCAAGCTGTACTTGCATTGCTTTGTTTATCCCACGAATCTTGATAGAGAATCCCCATTCTTCGAGTTCAATATCTTCTTCTGGAACTGAAGGTAGGTTTTTAATATCATCAGCAGATAATCGTTTCATGTATCTCCCTTCTTATCTATTTAATTGTTACTTAGTGTGTTCCTCTTGTGATTGCACCAGATACTTGTAAGTCTCCACTGTAAGCTACGACATCTCCTACTGGAGAACTGAGTGCATAGTTTGTAAGTATGCATTCGCCAGTATATTTGATTTTTCCAGAAGCTGTTCCTTCTGGGCTATATTCAAAAGAGAGAGTAGCACTTTGACCTATTACTGCTCCAAATATTGCATCAGCAGTAGCATCAAAGAATCCAGTGAGACCAATCGTTGCATCTTTTAATCCAACAATATATGTCTTATTAGATGCTCCGAGAACAGATGTCTCTGCAACATCAGCTGTCTCTGGGAAATCAACATTATTTACAAAAGAACTTATGTCAGTCATTGAACCAGATGCGTTATCTAATTTAAAAACCGAACTTTTTCCATGTACAAATGCCATTTATTCCTTCTCCTTAATTATTTCTTCCAAACCCCACAATAGCATTTATTGTAGGAGTTGAAGACCCACCAATCGTATTATGTACTCTCACATATCTATTGATTGTCGTACCTTCAGCTATTTTCTTAATTTCACTCGTAGCACCTGTTGCTTGAGTGAATGTTATCAAGTCTGCGTAAGTTACATTATCAGCACTATGCTGAATCTTTACATCTCCAGTTGGAGAAGTACCACTAACACTTGTAACAATTAAGAATGCACCGCCACCGCCAGTTGAACTCGCTGAGTTGTCATTGGCAGAACCCTGCACTCCTGTTGTTGTAAAAGCACCAGCATTTAAAATGAGACCTACTGTAACTCCATTATCTGCTTGAGCATCTATTGAAGTTGCAACTACATCTCCTGTTGGGCTTGATACACCATAGTTAGTAATGTTAGCTGAACCAAACTGGCTTCTGTCCCCAGTCTCTAAGCCATCAATACCAACAACTAAATTAAAATCTGCTCCGCCAAGTAATGGTTGCAATGTTGCATCTGCGGTAGCATCAAAGAATCCTGTCAAAGAAAATGTTCCATCATCTTCTCCCGCTATATATGATTTAGCACCAGAAGAACCAAAATTTGTTGTCTCAGCTACATCAGCTGTTTTTGTTACATCTACATTATTAAAATATTGACTAAAATCTACTGCATTAACATGAACTTTAGTTCCTTTACCATGAACGAATGCCATTATCTTTTACCAGTTCCCCTTCTTCTTCGCCTTCTTCTTGTGCCACTTCCAGAGCCATAACTTCTTCCATAACCCATTATTCTTCTTCCTTCTTGACCCATGCTTCATCAACATCTGGAGTATCTGGGTCATCAGCTATAAAATTTCCTTTTTCATCTCTAGCTCTCTCCACATCTTTTTCATCTAATACTATACCTTGTTCAAGTAACCATTTGAATGATTTACCTAAATCTTGTTTAGTAACTTTTGTGCCAGCTTCAATGCGTTTATCTTTGACATCAATGCCACTCATAACTATATAACTCATGCTATTACCTCAATCATAAATTCGACTCCTAAGTAGTCTATGTTGTTTATAGTATAGACTCCATAGTTGTCTGCTTCTACCACTCTAACAGATTGTGCTACTCCACCCAATGTTATATCAGATTCTACTTTTGCTTTCACTGAGCTAGCTCCACTTGAAGCTAAGTATGCATCTAATGTATCTTGAGCATCTTGAGCATCAACTCTGCTTACATAAAGAAAAACTGGAATGTTATAAGTATCTGCACCACGAGCCATTGTTGAATCATACTCAATATTATCTACAACTCCTACAACAGCAGTTGGTGGTTCAATAGAGTCTGGCACATAACCAAAAACAGTTAAGGAAGATATATCTCCTAAGTTAGTTGCTATGCCAGACCTTATTGATGATAAAGAAGCCATTATACTTTTTTCCTTCCTTTCTTAAATTGTCGTTCTATTTGTTTTCCTGCTACTGATAATAATACTTTTCTCTCTGGAGCGGAATCTCTGAAACCCATTTTTAAGAATGGAACTATTGGAGTACCCTTTTGGGCTATTGCATTAGCAACCATATATGGATTCATGCCATGTCTTTTTGCCCAACCAGTGAGTGCTTTAACTGGTGGAAAGTGTGGTCTAGTTCTGTTAAATGGTTCGCTCATTCTAAGTTTTTTATTTGGATTACCATGCACAAAAGATGCATGTGGAGCAGAAGCAAATATCTTTACCTTAGTAGGAATCCTTCCAGTATTTTTTACTCTAGTGTATTTAATACTTCTTTTAAGAGCACCAGTATCAACTGGAGCATGTTCTTTTGATTTCTCTTTAATTATTTTGCCAGCACCATTCATATAGTTTCGAAGTGGTGTCATTAATAAGTTATTGGCTTTTAATCTCTTCTTTAGATTTTCAGCTCCAGTGATTTTAAATGTAATATCAGTTGAAGCCATTAGAGTTTATTCTTTATATAACCCTTTATGAGTTCTCTTGCATCTGGGTCAAACTTGTTGAAGAGTTCTATCTGTCCAGTTTGTTCATTACCAAGAATATTAAATGGAGCATCTTTCCTTTTAAATAATCTTAATGCTTGTATTAAGCATGCTTGTTTGATTGCTTTTGGAACTGCACTATATCCAAACTGTGCAGTAACTTTTACATTCTTTACGATTGTAGGGTCAAATCGTTCTGAGCTTCTTGTATCTAATATTGCAATCTCTGTTATTGGAGCGAACTCTTCTCCATCAACTTGGTTTCCAGCATCTATTGGTTTTAAAAAGAAGTCAGTGTTAATAGTTATAGTTTTATCATGTGTGCCATCATCATTAGTATCTAGTTGTACAACTAAACCACTAGGTGTTGATATATCTGGTACGACAAGAAATATTCTATTATCTGGAGTAAAGTACTTTGCTTCAGAACTTGTCTGATAAAAGAACCTTCCAGTTATTGCATCTATCTGCCTACTCGCACCATTAATAGCATTCTCTAAGTTAGTATCTTGTCCCGAACCACTTAGACCAATGTAAGTTTTTAATTCAGCTAAAGTAGCATATCCATTTACTACCGCCATTGATTATTACTTACCTTTATTCTCTTTTGGAGCTTGTGCTTTTTTAGCAATAATATTTAATGCTTTGTAGTCTGCATCTGACATCTCTTGACCTTTTTTACCCATGAGTTTGCCTTTACGCCAACCTTTAGGTAGTCCATCAGTTGTCTCCATGCATTCGCCTGCATCATTCATATAAATATCTTTTTTTAATTCCATTTTTACCTCTCCGACTAAAGAGCCACCATACGAATGATGGCTCATAATAGTCAATATCTAATCTCTTAGATGTTTGTAATGGTACAGAATGCAGTTGGTCTATAAACTGGGAATCCCAATCTGACTGTTGCCTTCATTACCATAATATCTTTTACAAAGTTCTCATCATGTGAATCAGACATAGCAACTTCCATACCTTGTCTTGCGACAATATGACATGCTTGTCCGCCACCGAATACTCCAACTATTGCAGTTCCAGCTGGTCTTGTTGTATCAAGAACTACTGGCAATCCCCAAAGGGTTGCTCCGACAGTTCCACCGAATTGTCCTGCACCAACGAATAGTGGATTCAATGAACCACTTGTTGTTACTGCATTGACTTCAGTTACGACTTGATACCAGTCTGAAGGGTGCATAATTATTGCATCTGGGCTTAAGAAGCTATCCTTCTGAATTTCAGTGATTGCTTCATAAATTTGTCCAATTCTCTTTAGGTTTCCACCGAATGAGCTGAAATCAAAAGTGTTGATTCCAGATACATTTAATAGACCTGTTAAGTTTGCTCCAGAACCAGAACCAGCAATAAGCTGGTCGGTTACAGCAAGTTGAACCATTGTTTGTAATCTTGAATCAAGATAACCCTGTACTGCTGAAACATCAGCAAGTAGTTCCTCAGTAACTGGTAAGAAAGAACCAATTTTTCTAATGCTCTCTGTTTTTTCAGTAAATGCTAATGCATTTTCTCCAAGAGCTCCACCTTCTGCTGTTGCAGTAGAGTTATTAGTAAATGTGCTTTCTTCTAGGTACTTGTATTGGTACTGGTCAGTATTGATTGTATCAATTAAGTCCAAAACATTGTTTGGATTTCTGACAGCAGTAGGTACTACTAAGTCTGACCTAGTTACTGCTGGTGGGTATCCAGATTCTGTAAGAGTTGTTTTAAACTCATACTTTGGATTCCACTTTAACTCAGAAGAAATGTTTTTTTGTCCAGATTCCATATAACCTTTATATGCATTTGAATCAATTAATTGTTCTCCAACAGTTTTGTATGCTTCTTTAGCTTCTACTGCTTCAGTATGTATTGCCTTTGGCTCTACTGCTTTACCAGCTTCAAGCTCTGTCTCCATAGCTTTTCTCTCGGATTCAATTTGTGTGGCTTCTTTAACTTGTGTAACAAGTTCCGCCATTTTCTCATTTCTTTTAGCCCACTCTTCTTTTTTCTCAGAATCGAAATCTACTGCTTCGAATTCTTTGTACTCACTAAGTGTGTTCTCTCTGAGTTCGTGGAGTTGTTTCTTTAGCTCTTCTAATTTTGGCATAAAGTTTTTCTCCTATATTTCTGGGTCATAGCTATCAGCTAAAACCCTATTTGTTTCTAATAACAATGTAGTTGCATCAACTGTATCTACTTCATCTTTAAGTTCTTCTGAAGCACCAACATCTAAATAAGTATTTAAATCTTGATATGCTTCTTGAAGTGCATCTTGTAGATTCATCAGAATACTTGTTGAATTATCTGACAATGTTTTTTCTTTTTTGAGTCTCAAAGCAGTTAGCTCTTTGAATCTCATAAGAAGAGCAGACAAATTATTAAGTAACTCATCTGACTCATCTGCTAATGTCAAACCAGAGTTATTCTCTGACTTTTCTTTAACACCTACTGTATATGTATTTTGATTTGCTCCTACTAGAACTGGGCTTACTTCCCATACTTTTAATTCTTTTAAATAGCGAGCATCACTAGATTTACCATCTTTTTGAAATGAACCATTCTCTGAATCTAATACTTCATATCCAAAAGACCATTGCTGTAAATCTCCCATAGCTTTTACTGTTGCATAAGCATCTCTACCTTCTTGGGTATCCATTATGAATTGACCTTTGAATGTAGCTTTGCCTTCATCAGATACAATCTCGCCACGACCTATTGGCTTCTTCCAGTCGTGAGCCCAGACCATTGCTACACCATTCTCTCCATAACCAGATTTAATTGAGTTAGGAAGAACTACATCTCCATCAGAATCTATCTCATTGAATACAGAAAAAACTGCTTCAACTTTACCTTCTACTTCATTAACTGTTTTTAAGTCTATGGTCTTAGACTCAAATTTTTCTCTATCCATTCTTATATCCTCTTCTCATGGTAAATCAATGTACATCTACAATTACATACTAAACCAGCTGGAGCACCATTGCTACTATCTGCTGGATAATTCAACTTATACCCAGAAATAACAAATGCTTCGTTCATTCCAACTTCAAGTCCATCTGCAAACAAATGACTATTTCTTACTTTACCATCTCTTTGCGTAAGCCACTCTTTAGTTAAAGATAATCCTGTACCCTTAGCTGATTCATTCATAGCAAAGTTTGATATAGCTGAACCTTCTGTTCTAGCAATATTCATAGCTCTGCCTAGATTCTTCTTACCAATTACTTTTGAGATGTCCTTTCTAATAAAGTTTTCTAACTCTCTACCAGTAAGACCAAGCTCACTTGCACTATCAAACGATTTCCTTAAAGCTCTGTTTAAGTTTGCTTTAGCAGTCTTAGACATGTCGGGTAAGAATGTATCTAATCTCTGTTGCACGAACTTAGCAGACTCTTTGTTAAACGATTGTCTGTTTATTGGTAATCTTGCACCACCTCTTCTTCTTGGGTACAAACCTTCTTCAATAATCTCTTTGCGGGGTCTTCTTCTTCTTGCTCTGGTTATTCTCTCTTGCTCTGCTGTTGTAAATACTGCATTATCTTTTTCATCTGGAAGTAGGAATGTTGTTTGTAAGAATGCAAAGTCTAAAGCCATAGACTCATACACTGGTATTAAATCTTCTTGCCACTTAGTAGTTGTCTGGTCTATTGCATTATTTACTAAGATTTCAATTCCAACTATTGTAGGTGGATTCTCTGCAAGTACTTTATTGATTGCTTTCCTTTGTCCATCAAGTAATCCAAAATATTGTTTTGCTAATTCAAAATCCCAATCTCCAATAAGTTTGTCATATTGTTCATAAACTGTATTCCTAGTTTGTTTTGTTCTAAATCTATTTAATCTAACTTCCCATTCAGAGTCTCTAAGCATCTGCCTTCTTTTAATAAGTTCAGAAGCTGATTCAAAGTTCTTCTCATCTCTAATACGATTGACTTGTCTCTCTGCCCACTTTTGTGCTCGCATTCTATTTCTTTTATCTAAGTCTCCACCCCAAAGCAACCAAGCAACTTGACCAGCTGTCATTTTCTCAGTCTCTCCACGAAGATATTCATTCGCTCTTTCTGAAGCTAAGTCTGATTCGTGCCTTAGTAGCCATGCATTCATGCGGATTGCTTTATCTTCTGATATCTGACCATTAGCCATAGCTCTGGCTTCTCTTTTAGTTTTATCTCTAAGACCAGAACCAGCATACTTAAGATTATCTAATCCTCTTCGTGCATTATCTCTTATGAACTGTGGAACTGTGCCAACTTCTTTACCTTCATAAGATTTAGAACTAAGTGGGTGGTTGCTTGGAAGTAAATCTGTATCGAATGCACTTCTTGGGAACTTACCAGTTCTCAATGCTCTTAAGAATGCATTTACTCTAGCATAAGCCCATTGGTCAGCTGAACGAACATTACCACGAACTGATGATGGATTAGTTCTATAAGCTCCAATACCTCTTTTGAATACTGCTTCGAGCATTCTTAAGGTAGCTCTGTATTTAGGATTGTCTGCGTTGTGCTCTTCTACTTTGTCTCTAAGTACTCGCTCAACTCTTGCAGAAACTTGCTTACTCTCTTCATTAACGAAATTAGATATTGTCCGAAGTCTTCCCACTTCAATTTCAACATCTCTGTCAGTTTCCTCATGTTCTCCATTCTCTAATATTGCCCATACTCGAATCGTAGCAGTTTCATCTTCTCTGTTCAGTGATTTAATAATTCCATGAGCTATTGAATCTTCTTGTGGTGGTTTTGGTATTGACCAGCTTACTGCATCTCCAGCAGATAAATCCTCAATCCGAGCCATTGTAATCAGATAATCTTTGTTCATACTCTTCATGAGTAGAACATGGCATATAAATTAAATTTCCATCTTTATCATGTTGATGAGTTCCACTACAACCAATCTCTTCTGCTCTCTCTTGAGCTTCTTCAACTGTTGTAAATTCATCTACACCTACCATTGCTTTTGGATTATTACTATATCTTGATATCTGTTCTAATCTAGCTTCAGCTAATTCTCTAGTTGGATAGCAACCCATATTTCTGCCAGACTCTTCAGCAATCACACAAAACTGATTATCTATTCTTCTAACTACTTTGTCTTCAAATCTTTTAATGCCCTTCTCTTGATTCTCTTCCATATCTTCTGTTACTACATCTGGAGTCTCTGGAGCTTCTGGCTCTTCTAATTGAGCTGGCTCTGGTTGCTCCATATTAGCTTGAGTTGGTATTACAGAGTTGCTAAGCAAATATACATCTTGTGAATCATTTGTTGGAAGTCCTACTTGTTTTCTGGCTTCAGCAACTGTTATCCAACCACCTTGTACTCCGACATTTAACTTATCGAATAATTCTTTTTCATCTCCTTGTAAAGCTCTTACAGATGAGAAATCATATTCAGCTGATACAGCTTGATTAGAGTTATAGTCTGGAAGTAATACTTGTTGAGTTAATTCTTCTGATACCATTCTCCATAAAGGTATGAGCTTTTGTTCAGTAAAGAACTCTCTAAGCTCAGAAGTATTATTGTAAGTAGCTCTCTCAAGCCCAGCTCCTAGACCAGCTAAGATTGCTGGAACTCCAAGAACAGCTGATACTCTCTCTTCTGGAATCCTTCTAAGTGCTCCTATGTCTAAATCTTTTGGAGAGAATGATAACTTCTCTACATTCATAGAACCAGATAGAATCAATGGCTTACCTTTATTCTTGCCACCAACCTTCTGTTGATATGTTCTTGATATCTGGTCAGCTTCAGTTTCAGTAAGTCCATAATCATCTTTAGGTGTAATTAACATTGATGGCACACCAGAGTTAGCTAACAAAGCTGTTGCCATCTGACCAGCAGACTCATCTCCATAAATCTCTCTAAGAACTGTTTTAAGTGGAGAGAATCCTTTCTTATGGTTCTTTGGGTCTAGTCCTAATCTAAAATGAACTATATCTGTATTCTTTATTTCCGCAGTGCCATTTTCTAATTGATATTCATAGTGAGTTATTAAATCTGTTTTATTACCTTTAGCAGTTATTTGCTCTGGCATAAGTGGATAAAGAGCTACAAGTTCTCCAGCATTATTCTTTTGCTTCATCAAGTATGCATCTCCAGATACATGCATTGCATTCATAATGTATTGTTGAACTACATCTCCAGACATATAAGGATTTGGTCTTCTCATTAGATTACCAAAAGGGTGGTTAGGTATTAACTGCGGTTGTCCATCTTCATCAACAAAAGTTACTTGTAGTGTTGCTTCTGAGAATGATACACCTAATACTTGAAGACATGCTGTTACTGCTGAGTTAGATTGTCCATTGCCCAATCCAGACATATCAAAATCTCCAGCAGTAGAGTTATATCCTAAGATATAAGAAGAGTTACCATAAACTAAATCGTTAGGGTCATCTCTAAAAAAATTGAAACCTGTTGTTCTTTTGTATCCAGTTGTATCATCTCTGAACCTTCTTTGTCCAAAAACTAAATCTCTGAAGCTCCTTCGTTCTGCCATCTTCTCCTCAATAAGCTGTTATTGTCTTCTTCTTTGCAACTTGCAATATTCCATAAGCAAGACTATCCACTTGGTCATCATGGTCTCCACTTGGGAATACTAACAATTCTTTTTCCAAATCAGAATACCACAAAGCATCATTAGGGAAGAATACCATACCAGCTTCCATTTTTGCTGATAATGGTAAAGCCCTACTTAACTTATCCTTATCTGCCTTTAACTTTACTATTGGAAGTGTAGTTTGTCTGCGAATGATTTGAATTAATGCTAACTGGAATCCTGCTGATTCTACTCCTATTGATACTGGATTCCACTTCTCATATACTTGCTCTAACAGCTTTACTATATCTGGAGCTTCTATTCTTTTACGAATCACATCAAGAACATAAACATTATTTTGATTATCTAGTCCGATTGTTGTTACAACTGTATAGTCAGCAGACTCTTTAGTACTTGTAGCTAAATCAACTGTTGTATATATCTTTAAGTCTTCTAAACGAACAGCTCCATCTTGTGTTTGGATATAAACATAATCTTGGTAGTTGCCTTCTTCATTGAACTCAGTAAGTGTCTCTCTGGTGTAATACTTGAACCATTCTGATTTAATTAAGCCACCAGACTGTTCAACAAACTGAGCTTCATACTCTTGACTAAATAAGAATGAACCAATCTCTCTCTTAGCTATTGTAAGTTCTTCTCTATCAATCATTGGATTGTCATAGCTTGAGAACTGCCATCTCTCCCAATCTGGATTGTTCTCTGCTTCATCATAAAGTCTTTTGAACCAGTTCTGTATTCCTTTTGGTGTTGAGATAAATAAGCAACCGCCCTTCCGCTCAGTAAGAGTTGGTCTTAGTACTTCCTTCCAAGTCTGCTCCTTAATGAATGCACACTCATCTAATACAATGAAATCTAAACCAGCACCACGAAGTCTATCTGGATTATCTGCTGTTCTTACTGTTACGAATCCACCAGACTTTGTATATACAGTCTTCTCTGATTCTTTAACTTCCATGCCATACTTACCAGCTAAGTCTCTTACAGTCTTCCAACCTTCTAATGCCATTGCATAAGTTGGAGCAACCCACCAAGCATTCTTACCTTCCATAGCTTTCGCTAAGCAAAGTAATGTACCTAGTCTTGTCTTACCAAACCTACGACCAGCAACTAAGATTCTGAATCTTGCTTTTGATTTAGCTACTTCAAGCTGAGCTGGGTGTAGCTTAGGTAGTTTGTATTTAGTCTTATAAACTTTAGAAATCGTATCCATCACGAAGCCATCTTAGTAAGTCGTTGAATATCTCTTCTACTTGTTCTGGTTGAATCTGAGATATGAAATAGAAGTTTGGAGCTGGCATTGGAATAATGTATTCAACAGTATCAGCAAACAAATCTTCATCTACTTTATAATCTGAGAAATTATCTATGATAATATCTACAAACGCTTGATTAACTTCTTCTTCATTCATGATTCTCAAGTGTATCATCTTTTATTTTTTCCTGCTCATTATCGGAAGTGTCGGAAGTATCCTGCTCATCTATGAGCTCCTTAGTTTGAAAATCTTCATATAATTCGCCATCTGAGAACTCCATCTCGACTATTTCTACATCTTCTCTCTGTATCTGTAACTTACTGGTCTCTCCAAACTGCGTAGGGTATTTTCTCTCTAGTATCCACTGTAAAGCTCTAGGGTTTCTATCTTCTTCTCCTATTTCTTTTATCTTGCGAAGGGTCTCTACTTTAAACTTTGATTCTCTCTCTTGTATCTTCTCAAACAAATCAACAAAGTATTCTTCTCCATTCTCTGCTCTCTCTCGCCAAGTTCTATATGTTCTTGAAGTAATACCAGCAAAAGCACAAGCATCTTCTATGTATGAACCTTCACTAACTGCATATAACAATCTATCTATTATCTCTTCATCTAAGAATTTGTTCTTCTTTTTTATCCCGAAAAAATTTCTATCGCTCATCAATTATCTCCACTGGGTCATAAAGTTTATACTTCAAAGTTAGTTCTTCCCCAGCTTTAATCGCTTCTGTTGTATATAAATGCATCTCAGTCTTGTAATCAACCAGTTTGCAGTTAGGTTCTTCACTATGATTCACGAATCCACCAAGTGGAGTTCTTATATAACTATTCAAAAACTTGTAATGATGTACATGAGAGACTCCTAAATCCACTCCCCTATCGATATTTTGTTTAGCAAATAAACCTAATCCTTCAATACTTGATTCTTTTATAGTTAAAAAATAGGGTAGGGGAGTATAGTTTTCTGCCATATCTAGCTCTTCATCAATGTCATCAAGCAATACTTCATCAAAAAACAATTATTCTTCTTCCCGAACTTCTTCAAACTCTGTATCTTCATCATCATATTCATCAACTAAAAACATTACTCCATCAATCTGTAAGTTTGCATGCGGATACATATCAGCTAAATCTTGACCAGCTTTAACAGCAGTTGGTATATCTTTGACTATAAAATCTTTATGCCACTTACCCATTACTCTAATCTTCTTCAATTTTTCTCCTTCCAACATTTACCAGATGAATTCCAGTGATGGTTTCCAGACTTATAATAGAGCCAAGAACTCATCTTTAAATTGAATTCTGGGTTTTTTCTATCCCCAAACCAACCTAATTTATTTGAAATCCAATCGTAAGTAGAATCATTAATCTGCATGAGACCAATATCTCTTGTGCCATTAGTGTTATTCCCAACTGCTCTAGCCCTTCCAGATGACTCACAAAATATAATTCTGCTTACTTCAATATAGTCTTCTTGTTTAAAGTACTTAGCTATTAAGGGTTGCCAAGCTGAGACTGATTCCACTTGGAACTCAATCTGCTTACATTCCATATAATCAAGAAGTATGTCTGGTGTAACTGGTTGGCTAATTAATGTTAGACAACTAATTATTGGATTTAGTAGGAGTTTCATATTCTTTCAGCTTCTCTAAGCTAATTATACCCTTAGGTAATTCCCTATATGAAGCATCTCCATCTTTTCCAATCAAAAGTATTTTTACTTTTGTACCATCATTCTCGATAGCTACTTTTCTCATGATTCTATTATAAATCAACAATTAGTAATATTATTTAATTTTATTTAAACATTTCTTACAAGTAATTGAATCAATAACCACATCTTTTGCATTATGCTTATAATAAGTCTGAAATTTTGTGCCACATATTCCAATTGCTTGCCAAAAATGTGTATCAACAGCAAAAGAGATATCATCTAATACATGATATAAGCCACCAGAAGAATAATGCTCTCTATAAGTTGTGTAACTATAATGTTTGCTATCTAGCATTTTGGTATTTTTGTATTCCCTCATACTGTATATATACGAGTAGATTTTCAATATTTCCGCTTTTTTTTTATTTTTTTTAATACTTTGTGAAATTTTTCACAACGCCTAAGACTCGCCTAAGATTATAAAATCTTTAAATTATCCCAACCATTTTCTGAAACTGTAAAGGTTAGGATTCCATGCGAAGTAGTGAGACCCAATCTTGCTTCTAGTTCTTTAGAAGTATCCAGAGATGGAGCTTGAAACCAAGTTCTGCTTCGTTCAGTTAAAACTCTTAAATGATGATAATGACCAGTTACTAAGTAGTCAGAACTGCCACTTGGTATTCTTGCATGCCCTTGATTCTTCCACCAGTTCATAATTTTATTTTCTATATTCCCACCGCCACCAGTCATATTGCCATGATAAAAAGTCAGTCTTTGTTTTTTTATATCTAAAGTCAGATAAAAGTCATTCGGTACAACAGTCTTAACATGCTTGTATCTCTCTCTACCTTCTATTATTTCTCCTACTATTTGGAAGATTGCTGTATCTGAATTGTCTAATCTTGATGTTGTAATGCTGTTCTTACCACTACGATTTTCTCCATGATTACCGACTACTGCTCCCAAAATAATTTTTGGTGCAAGTTTAAGTAAGCCATCAAGAACTTCCATTAGCATTTTTCTTGCAAGATGTTCTTGCTCAGTTCTTGTTAGTTCAATATTAAAGGGTTGATGGTCAAAGAATCCAAAACAATTTTCAATCAAATCTCCTAAACCTATAATATAAATCTCATCTATTATCTGACCAGACCGATTTAAATGTCTTATCTGCTTCTGAGCTTTTTTAATACCATTCCTAATGTAATCAATAGTCTCATCAGCTCCCCATTCTGCATTGTATTCGGATTTTCCAAACTGCCAGTCAGCACAAAAGAACATAAATGCATTCTCTCCAGCTACTTCAGATACTTTTACTGGCTTCTTACGAGCAATCTGTCGTTCTAATTTCTTAACATAATCATTGTGCTTTGGTTTTTTTCTTCGGATAGTAGCTTTAAAAGCATACATCTGGATAACTTGACCGCCCTTAGCTTGAGCTTCCCAAGTTGAAAATTTGATTCGGTCTTCTTCAATGTAGAATTCATCTGAGTTATATCCCCAAGAATCTAGCAGTTCATTGAATTTAAAGTTATCTGATTTAGGTTGCACATGAGTAAGCTCTCCAACATTTGTGTTATGGTCAAATTCAAGTTTCGGTTTCCACCCAGAAGGGTAGTAATTATTTCCTAAGTCAAGATTATGTGCGACTTCTTGCTTATTCTTTGTAAGTTTTTTTGATTCTTTTGTCATAGAACATTTGTTCGATTTTATTCTATCATCAAAAATTACTAATTTTCTTGTTTGAAATATTATTAGGAGATTGAGTTAAGTGTTCAACATGGTAACCAATAATCTGTCGCCAGACTGAAAGGAGTATATAACCAGTTCGGAGCTCTCTTCCGACTCTAATCTTAACTCGATATCTCCATCATTTAATTTAGATATCTAAACCAAAATGTCATCTGAAGTAATTCTACAAAATTGACATACTTCAAATTCATTGTCTAGTTGAATCATAGCATGCCCTTCTACTTCACAATCTCTTGGCTTTGGAATCTTTGTTGCTGATTCCCCCAATAGAGTCCAGTGCTTAACTAATGCGTATGGTGTAAGGGTCATGCCCTTAAACAGCGTTTTGTATTGTGATACCCTGCTAGGAATCTCATCAGCTTTAGCACCAGCTTCTCTTAATTGTTTAATGCATTTATTCCAACCAGCTCTCTCTACTTGAGTTGTTGGTTGATAACCAATTGCATCTACTAGAGCACTCCATAATCTTTTTCTATCTTCAAGATTATTTTCCAAAGAATGACTCTGGTTATTTGACTCTAGTTTGTAGGTCTCTGATGAACTAGGGCTAGTGTCATCTATGACATTGGGTAGGTCATATATGAGCTCTTTGCTTCTCATTACTGTATATAAGTTCGAAGTCTGCTCTCCTGTGGCTTTGTCAAACCGCTTCTGCGACTTGATTGCACCAATGGCTTTTAGTTCCTTTAGAGCCCTCTTAATCGTGCTCTCAGAGACATGTATGCGTTCCGATAGCGTTCTAATGCTAGGGAAGCAAGTTCCATCATCTTTGTCTGCATATCTGCATAGAACAGCATAGACCCTAACAGCTTGAGCTGATATCGGGGCATCAATTACCCACTCTGGAACTATGCTGAAATATACATCAGACTTTATGTAATCCATTTAAAATGGAGATTCAAACTCGTTAGCTGGTTCTTTTGCTACTGGTTCGTTGTTCTCTTTTTCTTCAAGTAATGACTTGATTAATTGAGAAGCTCCTAATCCAGTAAGACCATTATCAACTTGAGTTTGTGCTGAATCAGATACAGACTTTGGAACTTCTTTTAATAACTTCTTTATAAAGTTAAGTTGTTTATCTGTTGGGTCTGAGTTGCCACTTGATTGTGATTTAGATGGATAAGATTCATAACTGTTTTCGAATCCATACTTATCCCACAAGTGTTCAGCATATGCATCAGTCGCATCAAGAACAGATTTAATATCTATCTTGCCAGCAACTGCTAAGTCGATTGCTCCTTTAAAAGCAACTTGAGCAACTATTGCTCTATCTTTACTACTCTTCATCTCGTTCTCCTTTATTGTTTAGTTGTGCAAATCTGGCATCATACTTCTCTTTGTATTTGTTAGGATACATATTTAGTCTAATGACTTTCATGTATTCATCATTCCAGATTCTTCTTTTTTCGTTGTCTTTAAGTTTTGGATACAGCTTTACCTTCTCTTCGTTGGTAAGCATGACCCAGATTCTCCAGTGGCTTATTCGTGCTCTCTTCATGTTGCTACCAGTCTCAACTGATTTCTCTCTTCAGTGT